AGAGCAAGAACCCGCTACCCCCCTATTTTTGCCAAGAGATTCCTTATAGGGGTGTGCAGTGCAATGGCTTATAACTTTCATAAAAAAACTTATAGTATTTTTCATATATTTTTTATGTTTTTTATAAATCGTTCACTATTAATGATATACCTAATATTGGATAACACAACCATATTGAGGATAATCTATGATCCATCTTGAGGTTTTATTAGCCTTGAGAACTCCCGCCCTTTTTAATGCAAATAGAATTGAAGTTGTCTTTGCTGTGCAATTATCAAAGAATTGTAAGAGCTTTTCATTCTTTACAAACACTTCTTTAATAGTTGTGTACACCTTCTCGCCCTCATTATAATTATAGTTCCGGTATATCTTCCCAAACACTTCACCTTGTGGATACACTGCATTGACTGGGTTATTCTTATCATAAAATCTATCCACATATTTATCCAATTGATCATAGAATAAGTGAACTATCTTTTCATGTAGAAACTCTGGAGCTGTCTCAGACTTAGCACTATTAATCAATCTCATTATTCTTTGGTGCTCTGTTTCTTTCCCTGCTCTGGCTCTGGCTGGTGCCATATAAGGCGAACTTGGTAAAGATATCTGCCTGCTTATTAATGTTGCCTGTTTGGATATAGCAGCCCGTGAGACTCCAAGCTTCTTTGCAACCTCTGTCATTGAACGGCCGGCAAGATGTCTGGAACCTAAAGCGAACAGTAAACCCCAAACTGCCGTGCTCTTTGGTTCTTTCTGCAGCATAAAATAAAGGATCTCTTCCATCTTACCCAGAAAGCACTTAGAAGCTTCGTAATAGTGGTTTATTTCTGGGGCTTCGTCTATGCTGTCATAGTCGAAGTCAACACTATAATTATTGATTATGTCATCGTGGTTATACATACTTAAGCCCCCTTGTCATCTTGTTTTAGCTTAAAAACTGCCTGGTGTTCTTCTATTACCAGGTCGTAATCATCTAGTGTTTTATCGCTCTTTATGGTCTGCAGTACATTCTTAAAGAAATCCCTGGCGTACTTCTTGATTGAATTGTGGTGTGCTTTCTTTAGTCCTTTGAGCTTTGCGGGTGCCAGTGACATTGAATAAGTTTTCATACAGCCAGCTTTTGTAGAGCAGTTTTAAGAATCTCACTACACAAGGCTCTAGCAGTACTTACTGGGACCGCATTACCAATCTGCTTAACTTTATCTCGCTGATTGCCGGCGAACTCGTAACCAACTGGAAAAGACATTGCCGCAGCTAATTCATGTGGTTTTAACATTCTAAAATGAATATCAATCCCGTAAGTCCGGACTAGACCAAAACGATCTTTACATGTGACTGTTGGCAATGGATTATCAACACTGGCTACAGAAGACGAACCATAAAATTGAACAAGAAAAGCTTTTGATAAAGCAAACCGGTTCTCACATGTCTGTGTTGGTAGCGGCCTATCAAGACCGGATATTCTTTTATTTGAATCCTTGCCACCATAATAATGGACTAAATGAGGCTCACATAAAGCAAACTCTTCTGCAGTTGTTTGAGTCGGCATTGGTCTATTTGTGCTTCGTATCATTCCTGCAGCTTTGGCTTTACTGTGTGAAATATTTAAAATAAAAGGCTGCGCCAATGCTTTTGACTGTCTACTGGTTTGAGTTTTTAATGGCTCCTCTAAATCTTCAGGTTCTCTATTCCCGGGAAAAGAAGTCTCAACTAAAAAAGGTTCTGCTAAATAATGATGGACACTTTGAGCTGTTATTGTTGAAAGAGGGTTTTCTATACTGACAGAATCTGATGTGCCATACATCATTGTCAGAAATGGCTTAAACTCTTCTTTGCAGAACTTTTCAATACCCGCCCATATCCGGTCCAACGTCTTTTCAGCTAAAGGTTTTTTTCTCTGGAAAATACTCTTACCTTCAACCGACCAGTCAATAATATCTTTTGCCGGGATCCAGTCCTTTTGGCCTTCAAACTTCATTTGACCAGGCTGTAAATGTGTGGGCTCAGGAAACTCAACCTTTCCAACTCGGGAGGCTAATAAAAAGAAGCGTCTCCGAGTTGTTGGATCACCATAATTAGCACAGTTCAAAACTTCATATTTGACTTTATAGCCCATCGCCTCAAGACTACTGACCCAAGATTGAAATATTTTACCTTTCAGTTTTTTTACCGGCTTTCCATGATCGTCAAGAGGTCCCCAGTCCATAAACTCCCGAACATTTTCAACCATAATGAACTTTGGCCGGAGAGCTTGAGCCCAATCAGTTACCCTGAAAGCAGATGCCCGGGACTGATCACACTTTGGTTTACCACCTCTGGCAATACTGTGATGTGTGCATTCTGGAGAGGCTAAAAGAATATCTAGACCATTGGGAAAAACCTTTCTTGGTTCAATACTATCCAGATTCATGCAAAGGTGATTTGTGTAAGGGTGATTCTTGCTGTGGGTTTCAATTGCCAAATCCCAGTGATTAATTGCAGTTAGGTCAAGTTTCAACCCTAATAAGTTACAAGCTTGTTTTAATCCAGTAGACGTTCCACCAGCCCCACAAAATAAATCCGCTGCTGTAATCATAATAATTCCCCTTGCTTAGGTCCTGCCAGGTGCTTAAAATCTTCCTGAGCCAGTTTATACATCCAAATAGCGTCAGCGTGGTTATCATCTTCTGGCACTATTCCGAGCTTATGAGTGCAAGCTTGAACCATTTGAGGTTTACCAGCATTCCCTTTCCCGGTTGCGAACTTTTTAATTTCCGGTGCAGAGTAAGCTTTGTATTCTATGCCGTTATCATCCAGAAGTGATTTAAGAACCCCGTGAAGTTCTGCTTGAATAATAATAGCGTTTACATGTCGGCCGGCAGTTCGTTCAAATACGACAATATCAGGTTTTTCTAAGGTAATTATTTCTTTTACCTTGGATTTAAACCTTAAGAGCCGCATTCCTCCCGATTCATCTCTTTTGGGGCTGAAGTTCCAGGTGCCACCAATGCATTCAGTCTGGCCGGTTAAGCTGGTGAGGTTGCCTAAAGCCCAGCCTGTTTTGGTTGCTACATCCAGTGCTAAGATTTTCATACCTGCCCCCTTTTAATCTGCTTATATCGTTGCTTTAGAATTCTGTTACCCGTTGCCAGATAGTGATCTTTTGCGGGGTTAATCGGGTTTTTCATTATGCTTTTAATTGTGTGTAAACGTGCCTTCAGTCGCTCTATTCCATCTTTCCCTAATTCCCTATATAAAACAGACCTTAACGAGTAGACAGATAGTCTATAAAGCAACTGCTGTTCTTTTAGCTCTATCTCTGGCCACCCTAAGACATCCGAAATGGTGTATTTACTGCCGTCGAACTCGTAGAATCTCGTAAATGGTTTCATTGTCCTGCCTCCAGTGCTTTCAGTCGTTTGTATTCCTCTTCTGGGTTTTTCATTGTGTAAGTTCTCCCGCTGGCAATTGCATTAATCATGTTGAGGTGTTCATTCAGATAAAACTCTGCCTGTTCGCCTCTAAAACAGCGGTCCCGGCATAGTCTGCGATTGTTATCTGTGTTCCAGTACTGGCTGCTTTTCTTGTTCCTCTTGTCCCCGTTTTTGCAGGTGCAAGGTTGAAAGGACCATTCACCAGTGATGGGTTTGCCAGCCATGTAGTGATTCATCAGGTTGGCTTTTGTGTTCATGTTGTCCGGGTCGTAAACGTAAACCTTTCTGCCACACCGCAAGAGGATCACAGAGAGATAGCCGGACTTCTGGCAATATGGACAATCAGCCAGCACATTTCTGTCGCATAGATCCCGGTAAGCTATAATCACATTCTGCAGCTTCTCTTTCGATAGTTTGCTGTTGCGATTTAGGTTTACTTCAATCTGTTCACAGGCTGTATCCCATATTGCCGGGTGTGCTCCTTCAATGCGAATAACGTCCTTCAAGTCCTCCTTCTCTGCCTCGCTTGGTATGCACTTTATTTTCCGCTTGGCTTTGGTTAGGAACTCGTTTAAAACCGGGGTTTCAGCGTAGGTTGTATTCATTTCTTCAACCTCCAGTCATCACCCTTCAAATGAATCGGGGTTCCAGACATAACCCGGCTGGTAAGTCTTGGGTGAAACTTACTTGCCAGAGCAGCAATCTTTTCATTCGTGGTGATAATCGTTTTCTTGATTTCAGAGTGCCGGTGATAGATGACCCGCATAATTTGAAATATTGCGTCTTCTGTACTGCGTTCAGTGCCTAAATCATCGATTAGCAAATAGTCACAATCACACAGAGCCTTGAAGTTCTTGGGCTCCTCCTGCCGGTAGTCCTCCTGAAGAAATGCTACAAGATCCATTGCCGAAAAATGAAACACAGAAGTATGCTGGCCGTATGAATCCAGATTTTCAGCGGCATAGATCAAAGCCGAATAAGCCGAATAAGATTTACCTGTGCCTACACTGCCCTGGAAGAACAGGCACCAGTCTTGTGAATCACTCAGCCAGGCAGTTATCAGAGCCTGATTTTCCACTGGCAAGTTCTTCAAGTCGACTGTTTTGAACTCTCTTGGCAGGTCAGCCCGTAAAGCTCTGGCACATTCAAACCGTTTGCTTTTCAGGAATTCTTTATGCCGTTTGGCTTCCGTGGCGTTATGCTTTGCCGTTTCAGATTCTGCATGTTTATCACACCAAACCCTGATTCCAGTACCAGATTCACCGCAGCCAGGACAGTATGAGTTAAAAATTGCTCCGCTCATATCCATCAGAGAAACCCCGGAGCTTTTTGGATTTGTGGAACTTCTTCGGAAAGGCTACCATCTCTGACAAGCCGGTCTCGCCAGGAAGCTAATTTTGTTGCAGGGTCAAAATATGAATCCTCCTGCCACCTGTAGCAATCAGTCACCTGGTTCAAGTTGTTCCAGTATTGCTCAAACTTCTGGTATTCCATTTCCGGCATTGGGTACTTGGTTTTTAGTACTTCCGGAATTTTGAAAGGCTCACTTCCTTTCGCGTGCGTTTTTTCTTCTCTACTCTCTTCTTTCTTCTTTCTACTTTCTACACTCTTCTTTCTTCTTTCTTCTTTCTTATTGCTCGAGGTACCTTTCGATTTCCTTCCAGCGGCACTGCATTTTTGCAGAAAATCTTGCCTTTCCTCCATTAATTTATCTAAAAACGGGATTACATAACCCTCTTCAGTATCAACGATTACTGACAATTCTTCGAGGGTACCTAAAAATTCACTTAAGGTACCTTCATCCAACCTTATACGTACCTTAAATTTTATGTCGATTTTTACAGGTTTTTGTGAATCCCAATACAACGCACATAAATCTATAAAGAGCCCTTTGCACTCTAAAGAAGTGAATTGAATTGAACCCCCAAGCCAGGCTGCAGAATCGAATTTAAAGAATGGTGTTTTCTTAGCCATTAGAATGACCCCCACTGCTTAATCGCATTCCTTATTGAATGCTCACAGCCATGCATTTTATACCATTCAGTTAAACAGTGACCAAAATATTTTTTTCTATCAAATTCATGGATATTATAAGAGAAGTTTTCTCTTTTTAGTTTTGTCTTCTCTGTAGCGTGTAACCATGCATTATAATCATCAGGAGACTCAACTATTATAAAGTTGATCAATTCCCCCTCATACATGAATTTTACAGAATTAAAACAAGTTAAAAGACTTGGCTCACCTCTATCTTCTCCTTCAAGAACATTCACCTCTTCAAGCCAGTGTGCTTCCCAATCTTCCCTTAAAATTACATAGTCCCAGTCTGACTCTTCAGTAAAGCCACCTATATATCGAGAACCTGTAAAAAGTAAACAATCAAATGCGTTCATAATCTTTTCTAATCCCATATTAGAAACCCTGCCCCGAATGAATTTTACAGGGGATTTATAACGGCAGGATATAGCTGAATAATTAACCGTTAAAGGACAGGGTAAATTCATTGTTAAGCCTCTACTGCTTCAGGCTCTGCAACTGTTACTGCATCCCCTTTTAGTAGCTTGCTTATGATTTCGTGTGTGTTATCGTCCCGCTGTGGTCCAATTACACCAGACTCTTCCAAAGCATCAACAACTTTTGCAGCTCGTTTGAAGCTGATTTTAAGCTCAGTTGAAAGGAACGGCACAGAGCACTTATCAAACTCTGAAATCTTATCAATTGCCATATCATAAAGCACATTGACTTTAAGCTTTTCATTGTCCCCGGGTTTCTCTGAATCTGGCACTACACCGAAAGGCAGGTCAGGCTGGTTGAAGTCAATCTGCAAATCATCCATTTTAACAGTCTGCTTATACTTTCTTTCAAAAGAAGCCTGACCCGTAACACTGAACTTAGAACCATTCAGTTTTATCGGCAGTTTTATATTAATTGGGAGTTCAGCAATACCGCCATTTTCAGCAGCAAGTTTAGCCAGTTCTGATAATATAGCCTGGCTATTATTGCTTAAGAGGTGCGACACATGCAAGGATACTTCATTTTTGAAGTCCTCGAAAAATTCAGACGGACAGTTAAGCCCCTCCTGAATCTTCTGAATTGAGAGCATTTCACTCATGTTTATATTTCCTTATGGTTTGGGATTAGTTGGAGAATGGTTTTATACGGACACAGGGAACGACTTTGCCAGCTACTTTGCAGGTCTGGCGGGTAAGGGTAACAGTCTTATTTAGCCAGCCCCCGGTTTTGTTTCCGTGGTGTGAAGCAATTGCCCGGCTGTTAGTGACATTCAGAACAAGCCTGAATTCAGTCTCTTTAAAGCCTACAATTCCTTTTTGAAGTGTTTTACGGGTGCCAGGGTCATAGACTTCATCCATGCCAGCATAAGTAATTGTCAGGGTTATCTCTTTCCCTTCTGGGATATCGTCAGCGGATAAGAAGGACTTACCGCACATTTCTTTCCAGTGTAGGTCCTTGTCCATTATTCAGCCCCCACTTCTTCAAACTTGATATTCCCATAATCAAAATCTGATTCAATAACCCAGTAAGGAATGTCAACAGTAGTTCGGCCTGGTAAGCTTCCGGTTATATCCCCAGCTTTAGCTTCCTTATATGCCTGTAAAGCTCTTTGGTAATACTCCCGGCCGTAATCAAGTGTTGAATAACCGACTTCAATAACTGCACAGTCCATTTCGTCTGTATTTTGAATGAAGACTGCAAGAAAGCTTTCCGGGTTGATTCCGTTAGCTTTTGCACCATCCCAATAAAAGGGAAATTGAATATGATATTCCCGCTGGTGCATCTCTCTGGAAATATTGTCCTCCAGAAGTGGCTTACGAAATGATTTCATGTCTAAAACATCACGGCCGAATGCATCTAATAAAGCTTTACATTCAACACCAGTGACAGGATCAACCCAAGTGAAAGCGGTTTCTCTGTGCGGGTTATTCTTTAAAGCTTCCTGAACATCTGCAGAGCCGGTTAAACTCTTATTCATTTTCTGGATAAGGTTGAAGTCTTGGTTAGATAAAACCTCTATACCTGGTGCTTGTTCTGCCAGCCATTCCTTAAACGCTTTTGTGTCCCGGCCGTAAGTGCTGCCAGTCCTTGGATTAACTGGACCGCCAATAACATAACGGTCATTGAAAACATCACGGCCTTCAAGTACCAGGCAATGAATAGCTTTGCCGATTCTTAAAGCTGCGGTTTCTTCCTGCTTGTTCTGCATCATATACATGCCGCGAAGCTTAGACACCAGAAAGTGCTTCAACTGGCTTGAACGGATTCCGGGCAGTGCTTCATATTCTGCATAAGTTAAATTGTAATGAATAGCCATTATTCTTCCCCTTTTTGAATGATGTATTTATCCATGAAATAACCGAAGACGAAAAGCACAGCGAGAACTATTAAAAGCTCACAGTCTGAAACGGTTATAAATGGGATTGAGTTTATATAGTTTGGTGGGTCCTGATCTTTATTTTTCCGCTTGGCTTTGAATAACGACAAGATTAAAGCGAGAACCACACAGGAACCGGAAAACCAGCCAAGTGCATTTGAGAATTCAATCATGGTAGTCTCCTCTAACACTTTGCAGATGTTCCACAATCCCCTCTTCAAGAAACTTTATTTCAGCTTCAAGGACCTTTTTAATAACTTTCTGAATCTCAGCAACAACTGGCTGTTTTGTTATTATTTCTTTGGGCGGTGTTGCCTCTCCTGAAACACCCTCGAAATTCAATACAGTTTGCTTCAGTGGCCTATTATTGATTGTTTGAAGGTGTGATTTCAGCTCATTGACTTTCACTGCTTGAGCTTCTATGAAAACAGTATTCATAATTGCACCTCTGGCTTTTCGTCCTGTGTCCAAGTCAGGTAAACTCTATCTGTTAGGTCGTATTCACATTCCCAATCATTAAAGCCTTCTTCCTGTCTTGTACGGTTTGGCTTGACTCCAGCTGGTGCTTCTGCCAGATGGATATAAGCACGGCCAGCAACACCGCAACGATAAGAAATAATCTTTTCCTGCTTCCGTATTTCCTCCTCAAGAACTAAGGCAAGATGAATTGCGGATATAAGCTCTCGATCTATACCAGGGAAAGGATTGTTTTTGATTTTACCTTTTACAGCCATGATCCCCCCTTTAACCAGAGAATTTCTGATTCTGTGAAAGATCGGTTTTCTATAAAAAGGTTGAACGGTAAAATGAAAGAATCAGCTTCGTACAGCTCTAAAGCTTCAGAAGCCTCTGTATAACTCCCGTATTCAACCCGGCTTAAGTCATTGGAATGTTCATCTGCGTTTGAAGCGGCTCCCAAGAAGTATTCACCAAGCTGGGCCTTTTGGTCTGGACCCTTCTCAATCTGCCAAGGGTGCTGGATCTTTTCGGCTTTGGCTATATAGAATCTCATGAGTTACCCCGAAGTAAATCCAACAATAGAATAAGAGCTATTGTTCTTGGGGTGATGTCAGGTGAAGCTGTGAAAGTTTTGGGTTCTTCACTAAACTTGGGAAGTCGTATAAACTTTATATTTGGGTCGTTTAAATCAATCCATTGACCAAGTTGTGTAGAAGCTGAAAATTCACCATTCCCTTTAATTTTTCCAACTCTATAAAATTTATTCGGCTGTATTCTAAGGCGGTAAACATTACACTTTGTGAAGTGGCCGTTGTGAACTTTCCAACCAAAACCGGCAGTGAACACTTCATAATCACTATCATTACTTTTAATGAAAAGGCGGCTTTCTTCAGAAGTGAGCAACCCGTAGATAGTTCTATTGAGTGCTGTATTCATCGTCTCAACCCTTTAGGCTGCGTTGCTGAAAAGTCAGCAGCGTCACTATCATATAAAAGTATAGTGGACTCGTCATGTCCTCTGAAGATAAGGGTTTCTAGGTGATTATAAACAGAGGGGTTATTTTGTAATTGCGGGGTTGCATTTACCACGGTATAGTTCCTTATTGTTATTGAAGTTCATTTGAGAGTGGGCTTTGAATTTGAGGCTGAAGGACGGCAATCCTTCGGTCTCTTTTATTTTTAGGTTCATGTAAGTTTCCTTACTTTAAAAACTGGGTGTTGCTCCTTTATTGGTTCTGGTTTTGCATCTCCGTAAAATTCATCTAGATACCGCGGGTAATCACCCTTTTTGTATTTGTGCCCTTGAGATTTCCTAAGCCTTAAATACTGGGCTGCGGTTAATGGCCGGGTCATGATGCTTTTTCTTTTTCTTTTAGGGATTCAATGCCAGCCGCTATTACTCGATCAACAGACCCCTTAAGTAAAAGCCCTCTATCTTTGCAGAATTTTTTAAGTTCTTTATGAACTTTTTTACCTACATGAACATGGACAATAGCCATATTTTTTTCCTCCATTACTATTTTTGGTTAATTTTGTAACAGGCTTAAGTTCAAGTTACGTTCAATAATATACACATAAGGTTCAAGTAAAGTTCTTTTCAAGATATTTTTGAACTTTTTTTGAACTTTTTTTGAAGTTTGTGCTTAACGGAAAGGGGAAAAATCAATTTAATTATCTTTATGATAATGGATCAACATAAAATAAATGCCCTCCAACAACTAATTGATGAGAATGGTTATTCATTAAATGATGTGGGCAAATTAGCTGGTGGCGTTACACATACAACTGTACGCAGGTGGCTAGCTGGTGGAAATATTAAGAAGAAGTATTGGGATGAATTAAATATTCATCTACAAGATACTTTAGAGTCCACAGTGCCTCCTGAAGTTCAAGATGCTTATCAATTATTAAAACAGATCAAAAATAATCGGCATCTAATTTGGCTTATAACAACTAATATAAGAACAACAGTTTCAGCTTTTAATGATGCTGTAAATGAAGCAAAGCCAAATAAACCACCAATACCATATACAAATGGTGCGGCTATAAACCGGGCATTAGGTCCGCAAAATACAGATGGTATTCCAGCAGCTGCTGGCCATGGAAATATTGAGCAGCTTGTAAAACTTAAAATTACTGAAGCAGAGTCAATGAATTATGAAGGTGTTTTTGTGGATGGCGAATCTATGGAGCCGACTTTTAAAAATGGTGATAGAGTTTGGTTGAAGCCCACACCAAAACCACTACACCTACCGGCAGTTGAAAAACCAAAGGTAAATGTTAATACTATCCGAACTTGGATAAAAGACAGCTCTATTATTATGTGTGATCTTAACCAACAAGGGCGTATGTTGAAGCGTATACACTACTTTGAGGAAAAAGGGAAATGGACAGTTTTTCTTTCCTCAGATAATGAAGAATGGGGTAAAGATAATGGGTTCCCCCATGTCGTTACAAGGGATGATGATTTGATTATTTACGGCGAGGTAATAGCCAAAACATTAATTTAATTGGAGTAAGGGAAATGTTCACTTTTCAATGTGTACACTGTCGAAAAGAAATAGAGGCTAATGAAGAAGTAATTGGGACTGAGCAAAATTGTATCTTTTGTCATGAAAAAATAATAATTCCAGGCACAGGAAAAAAGGAACCAGTTGTTGTAATTGAGCTCACTGAGAAGGGTAAATTAAGAGAGTCTACAAGTTATAATTTTATACGTGGAATAGTTTGCTTGCTTGGTTTTTTTGGCATAATGACTGGTTTGGTTATAATAGCCGCAGTGACTGAAGTGACTGGTGATAGTAACCGTGCTTTTATGGCTAAAATGTTTCTTGTTTTATATGGTTCTATAACAATTATCGGTTCAGTCTTTATAACTAAATTCTTTAATATGATTGTTGATGCTGTTGACGCTTTAATTTCAATTAATAAAAAACTGGATAAGTAAATGCTCTCTAATAACTCTCTCCAGTTAATTAAAGTGCACCAGGACGAACCAGAGCACATAGTCTTACAAGTAAACCGAAACTGTGATTTAAGTAATTATGCGGTTTTTAATATGACCTACCCAATAGATGCTGGGCCTAAAGTAAAGCAGTCTTACTTTTTCCAGAAAGAGTTGGTTAAGACTGGTGATTATGTTTTTCTGCATACTGGGAATGGTGTTGTAAAGAAGTCTGCAAATCCAAAGAAGCCTGGCAATTACTTTTACATGTTCTACTGGGAGCAAAATAAGAATGTATGGATTGATGAAGGTGATTGCTGCAGTGTGGTTCAGTATAAATTAGAAAGCCGGAGTCAGGTAGTATGAGTGTAAATATTGAAGAAAAGGTACACATAGCATCAAGTGGAACCCGTAGTTATACTTGTGGACATTGCAATACCTATATTGATGGGCAAGTAATTGCTTATAACCATGCAAGAGGCGCTGATAGAAAAGTTCATGTCTATGAAGGTGATTTATGGTTGAGGTGCACAAGTTGTAGAAAGGGAACTTGTTTTGTTGATGGATTTCAATTTCCTGGGATTCCTTATGGTCCTAAAATAGAAGGGTTACCTGATAAAGTTAAACCCATTTATAGTGAAATTAGAGAGTGTATGAAAATAAGCGCTTTCACAGCTGCAGAGATGCTTTGTAGAAAGATTATAATGAATATTTCAGCAGAGGAAGGAGCTGGAGAAGATAGGTCTTTTGTAGAATATATAGAATTTTTAAGTGAAAAGCAAATTGTTACAAATAATATGAAACCCTGGCTGGAGCAAATTAAATCAAATGGCGGAAAATCAACACATGAATTTGACCCAGCTGATAGAAAGAGAGCAGAAAGCACTGTCTGGTTAACAGCTACATTACTGCAAATTGTATATGAAGCTCCACATAAAATGAATTTACATATGCCAAAACCACCAACTTAAAAAGATCTCCAATCACTATAGGGAGGCCTGAAACAGAGGCACGTAAAGCCTAAGGAGGTGATTGGTATGCCGAAGAAGAAGCGAAAGCGGAAACTGAAGCAAAAAAATAGGCTGAAAAAGAACGGGTTCCTAAATTCCCTATACAAAGTCCTTAAAGCAGCCTATAAAATCCTCTTACTATTGTAAGGGGTGGAAAGTCCTTTCGGGGGCTTTCTTATTTTTAATTTATTACGAAAATATTTGAATGCAAATGCATTAGACAGAGTAAATCATATGCCCCGCTCTCGAAAAGTAGTCATTACCAAGAAAGGTAAAACCCTTTATGCCCGCTTCTATGATAGCCAGGGTTACAAACGGTTCAAGAGCCTTAAGACTAATGATGAAGAATTGGCTGGCATCTATCAAAGACAATTAGAAAATCTTTCTGTTGATCCTACATCCCCCTGTGATGCTTTTGTACATAAGCTTTTTTATGATGAAGAAAAAGTATTTGATATCCCAGACGTTAACGATGATGATTTGGCCTACTTGGCTATTAAATACCAACAAGAAGTCAAAGAGCTGAAAGAAGAGATTAAGAACCTTCGACAGATTGAAGTAAAATACAATGCCATTATGCAGGAAGCTTGGGCCCGGAGAATTGAGAAGTTACAAAATATGCCAAGTGATTCAGAAATACTGGCAAAATACTATAAGCATATAAAAACACTTTTCCGGGAAGGCAAGACTTATAAAACCCTATTAGATGATCTTAAAAAGTTCACTAAGAAAGACCTTAAGGAAATGGAAGTTAATGACATCTATGACTTTTTAGAAGATGACTGTGACGATAAACAAGACCCTAATGCCAGGTGGAATAAGCAGAGAACTAATATTTTTCACTTCTATCGATGGTTTTCGGTTAACTTTGGTGCTGAGAATATTATTCACCAAGTAGAAACCAGAGCACCAAAGCCAAAAGAAGATCCTTACTGGCATAAACTGGAAGAAGTTGAAGCGGCAGTAAAAGAAGCTCCGGGCTATTGGAAGGTAATAATTCAGGTAAAAGCCTATTCTGGTCTATGTTCACATGAATTAAGAGGCATGAAGGTATCAGACTTCTATCAGGACGGCCCTAACTGGTTTTTTCGTGTGCAAGTCTATGAACACCGCAGAACGAAGAATAAGAAGCGTATACGGAATATTATGGTGCACCCTGAAAAACTCCTGCCGGTTATGCTGGAGTATATGAAGACGAAAAAGAATAGTGAATTTCTTTTCCCTTCCACTGTTTCAGGCTCTGAAGGCTGGACCTCTGATTCATTTAGTCGACACCTAAATTTAAACACCCCTGATAACATGAATGCTTTGAGTCTTCGCAGAACTTTTGGAAGCCTGCTTTTAAGATCTGGAAAAACAGAAGTAGAAGTGGCCGCAGCAATGGGCAATTCACCGGCAATGGTAAGAAAATATTACGCTAAATTATTGGGCAAAGAAGTTAACATTGACTTCTAAAACATAGTAACACTTTCGAGTATCAGTTTCAGTAGCAGTTATTCAATATTAAGCTTAAATTTTTGGTAACAGTAAACCCAAAACGGTAGCAGTTATTCAGCTACGGCACTCTGTTTCAAAATCCACCGCCTTCGGGCGTATGGGTTCAAGTCCCATCTCTGGTATTCAAGGACTTATGACTTTTCGTTGTAAGTCCTTTTTTTGTAGTAGCAGATACAAAGTAGCAGATACGAGCATAAAAGGTAACAGATACGATTCCTTAAAATTGCTTAAATCTGTATTTCTTAGTGGCTCTTTTATGAAGTGAATATGCAGGCTTTTTATCCATTTGAACTTCTTTATATGAATATTCATCCCTTACTTCAGAAAGTAATTGCTTTACCCGGCTGTAATCCTTCCAGGTGTTTGTATAGCTGGTTTTCTGCTTCCCAGTCTCTTTGTGTGTAACTATGAATTTAACTTTCATGATTCTTTCCTTATGTGTTTATATAAGGATACTTTAGAGCAAGGGACAAAAGACGGGGCTTATTTCAAAAGAGGAATTTCAAGGAACCAATCAAAGGCTGAGGATTGTTGAGCCTGGTTATCTTTTAAATCCGAACCAGTGACTTCAATTGTATTGTTATTGCCGGGGACATAAACATCTTTCTCAACATAGACAACAGTGACAGAGCAGCCAGAAGTAAATAAAAGTATAGATAGAATAAATAAAAGTTTATATATCATCTTCTCTCTCTGGCTCTGGTTGTTGCTTCTTTGTGTTTTCAACAGCAATCGCTTTAGTTAACTCTGTAATTGCATTAGATGTCTTGTCCATGCACTCTATAGACCTTTCTGTAAGTCTGGAATGTGTTTCTTTCCAGTCTTTCCGCTCTTCTGTGTGTCGTTCTATTGCCTGCGTCCTGTCTTCTCTATTCTTCCGGTCTGAATAGATATACAGAGCAATGAAAATAATAAGAGATAAAGCAAGTGGACCGTGTTTTTCAAGTAAGGAAAATAGTGATTCTATGAATGAAATTTCCATTATTCATCTTTATGTAAACTACTCTCTATGGTTTTTAATGTTCTCCATAAATGCAGAGTAGTGGCACTGGTGGCGAAAAACATTATGAATCTTATTGCACTTTGTGTATTTCCCCCTAGATCTTCCAGCCAGCCATAATGTGCAGCTGCTGCAAACAAAAGAGTCCCTGAGCCAATTATAGCTTCCCCTATAAGTTGATATGAAATAGAACTTGATAGCCTCTTAGGCCTACCAGTTAGATTCTTCTTATATTTGCTGAAACTTGAAGCAACAACCAAAGATAAAAAGACTGTTATTAAACCCATGATAAAAATTAAGAATGTAAGTATTTCTTCCATTATTCTGAACCCGTTTTATAGAATGACCATCCAAAAGCATGCACAGCATCAAAGACAATTTGTGCATAGCCTTGAGCAATAATAAGCTGCTCTCCTGTCATCTTGTGCTGGGCTCGCTCGATACCCAGCAGCAGATCATTTAAAAAAGCCTTATCAGCTTTTAACCTCTGTCTTTCTACTTCCCTTCTATTTAACCATTTCTTGACCCAGCCCAATAAACCTGAGTAGTCATTACCATCATAGGCTACATCATGATTATAGGCGGCTTTATTCCAGTAAGGGTGCACTATTTCTACACCTGGTGGAACTTTTGGAATCCATTTTTTAGACCAGTGACCATTCGGGCCTAAATAGGTTTTTGTATCGTCGTAAGGTTTCATTACAAAGCCTTAATCCTTGCAGAGTGCTCTTTATGATACTTGAAAGCATTCTTCTTGCCCTCTGTAAAAACCATCTGCAACTCTGCTTTTGTGAGGTCGTAGACTTTCGAGCCTTGGTGCCAGCCTTCATATACCTCACCATCTTCAAGTGAATCAATGGCTTCAGTAATGTTTATGTAATCAGAAGTCCTGGCTTTAATTATTACACCAGGGCGAACTTCAACAGCATTGTTTTCAAGTTGCTGGCTTAAGATTGCTTTAGATTCCTTAATGGCCTGGTCTTTATTTAAAACTGGCTGATACTCTGCTATAATCCCGGCAAGCTCTGCCACTTTTGGCTTTGGATCTTCATAAGGCCATTTAACAATTCTATCACCACGAATTTCTAACCCCTGTTTTGGATTTCCAGAGGCGTGACCAGCAGGATCATATTTATAGATTATTGCTTCAATTAAACTCACGGTTCTACCTCCCATATAGTCATATTTCCTGATCGAGCAGATCCAAGTTTTGCGCCTCCAGAGCCAAGCCAATAGCAGGTACCCCCAGTTTGACCAAATCTAGCTTTATAAGTTCTGGCTGATGTTGTACTTGCTGAAACTTTAAAGACTAAGCAAAACGCTTCTCCTCCAGTACTCACATAAAATTGTTGAGCCGCTATTGCATCTGCATCTGAATCTTTAAATAAAGCAATGGCTGCCCCATATCCCGCACCATTCACCCAACCCGAAACCATGATAATTAAATCATTGCTTCCGCTTGTCGGTGTAATGGACGTATCTAAGCCACATGAACCCCCTTCTGTTTGCTGAGGTATTGTATTATCGTCAGGGATTGCTGTTGTGGTCGATGCATAAGTATTATCTTGGGTTGAAACAACTTGTTTTACCTTTCCTCCACCACTACCCCCACTTGCTGAACTTCCAACTAGCTTCCAATTGGTCCCGTCATGGTGAAAATGATAAATAGTATTCATCTTCATTTCTATGTCAGTGTCATCTGGAAGTAAAAAGGTATTGGTTCCAGTTGCATGTTTGATTGTGGGGACCTGACCAGAGGCAGACATAGTTAAAAGTAATTCAGTTTGTCCAGTTGCAGGCACAATAGAATCTAAGTCATCAGTTGCAGCTGCTGATTCATTGCCAATTGCATGAATCATTTGAGTTTGTGTTACAGCACCTGAAGATATAGTTAAAGTTGTGGAAGTTTTAAAACCCAATCCTAAGAGAGTGTTTATGTTTTTATTTTGTGCATCAAGGTTTCCACCAAGTTGAGGTGTGGTATCATCAATTAAATCATCCATACCACCAACACCAGCAACCTGAGTATCTACATAAGCCTTAATACTCTGTTGAGTTGCCAAAGCTGTTGCAGAGTCTGAAGCCATGTTATCTTCATCTAAACAATCAGATACATTTGCGGTGGTTGGGAAGTCTATGGAATTGCCGTTTAAATCTAAATCCCCACCAAGTTGTGGTGTGGTATCTTCAACTACGTTTTCAAGTTTAGTCGCTAATAGTGCCGGCCAGTCTGTGCCGTTACTTGGCGGTGCTGCAACTGCTTCATCAATCAAGTCATTTTCAATTGTGCAGTTATCAAGTCTCAAAAGTGTTGTTCTAGCTCCGGAAAGGTAAAGCTCAACTTCAAAGAAAAGTTCAGCGTCTTCTTCTGTCAGGTTTAACAGCTCTTCAACTGCATATGATGAAAGGTCAAAGTTTGCAGAAAAGCCTTCAAAGCCTAAAAGCCCAGAATCATCTGCAACTATTAAAGCAACATTAGTTGCCGCTTTAGTCCCAATGAAAGTAATATCATATTCTAAATCAGAAATTTTAATTACTGAAGTATCACCAGCGGCTAACGTGGACATTGCTTCCAAGCCGGTCTTCATATCAGCAGCTGAAACACCATATTCAAAAGTGGCCTGATCTGCTCCGAACCCTAAAACAAAATTGCCGCCTCTGCATTCCTTATCAATCTTCACTTTCTGCTGTTCGTTTATTCCAGTTCCACCAGCAATAGTTTCAGTTACAGTAATTGAAGGGGCTGAAAGAGTCGAAAAAGATTCCTGCAGAGCAATAGGGCTTTCTTTTAGTTTAAGAATCTGGACTTCTGCGGTGCTTCCATCGCCTTCTGTTTTGGTGAAAATTGCCAAGTCTGAAATAGGGACAATATTTGTAAGGTCTCCAGAAATAGCAGTACGGGCACCAACTGAATCAAAAGTTACAGTCCATGGACCACCATCAGAGCCAGTAACAGTAACACCACCTGCAGAGGTAATAGAAGCCAGGCCGTTTAATGCAGTGGATAAATCAGCGACTGAGATATCATAATCAAGTGCTGCAGTTGTATCAGCCCCATAAGTAAGTGTAAAAGTACCAGATGTTACAGACTGGTCAATTCTCCCCATAGCAACCCGGAGAGTTTCAGTAGTAACTTCTATGTTTGAGTAAGGTGTTCCAGGGTTGCCGGGGTTACTTTTCAGGAGAACTACCCGCAGTGGAACAACATCACCCTGAGTAAATTTAATTGTGGATTCTTCGGAAGGGTCTCGAAAACCTTTAACGAGTTTTCTATTGTCGGTATCGATCCAGAGGTATTTTTCAAAACTCATAATTCACCAAGGTTTTTTAATTCTTAGTGAATTGTCAACTTTAATTTATGGTGGTGTATGATACTCAAAAGCTGAACCATCAGTTTTATTAACGTGCAAATATACAGCATGGGCGATTGTGTTTAAGGTGGGCAAATCAACAGATAGGCTTTTATAAACCAACCCATAACCATTTGTTTCATTATCTCCTAATGCTGGCATACTTGGAACTGTAGGACTCTCAAAATCAGGGCTGGCTATTTCTAGATAATAATAATCTGATCCATCAGCAGTGAGTGTTAGGAAAACGACTTCATCCTCAGTTTCACCAGTTCCCAAGTCATCAAAATAGAAATCACTTGAATAATTGCCGGTATCATAAAATCCGTAAAGTTTTATGGTTGCTGTGAATTTATTTGGAGTTGTAGCTCTAAAAATATCAGGAACTTTAAAACGTATTCGTCTAGTTCTTATTTCACATCTAATTAAAACATTAGTCCCAACTTCTTCATTAGCGACTTGGAAATCTATCAGCGCCTCAACAGGAGAGGTTTCCGCATCAGATATTGCTGTATACCATGTATCATTGGCTAATTCATCATCATATTTTTCTAGCGTATAATCTCTAACATCAGTAATTGTTGAAAAAGGTGAGGATTCATTTAAATCATTGGCTGCATAAACATCATTTGGTGTACTACTCAATCTTGGATTTGTTATTTCACAGATGCAGGACGTAAATGAAGGTGTGCCAGTTTCATACCTGTATTCTGTTCGGGATCTTATAAATTGTGTCTCCACATCCGTAACCCACTCCGATTCTGCTCCTCCTGCAGTTTTCTCTATTGGTACAACTTCATAGTATTCAGGATAATTAAGAACCTCGAACCATTGTTTTATATGAGTCATTTTTGCAAGATCTTCACTTTCGCTTAGTAAGGTTCCAGAAGCATACCCAAGCTCATCTTCTAATAATTCTGACAAATTATAACTTGTAGGAATATCATCAGTTGTGACAGCTCCGCCACCTGTATTTATAGAATCTGTCTCTACTGCAGGTTTGGGATAGAGAGCGTTTTCCATTTTTTGAAGTGTATCGGGTGTGCCACCAGCATTTGCATATAAATCACCTTCATCAATCGGCCACTCATTATCTGCATCAAAATCGGCAGAGTGAACCGCCTCAACACATGCCTGTCTTTCGTCACATGCGTTTTTAATCTCACCTAAAATTGTAAACAATGGCCGTTTTGCTACATCAATCCAATTGGCATAAGCCCAAAAATCTAACCATTTAGAAGCCACTTAATCACCCCTCAAAAACTGAATAAGAAACTATATAATATTTATCATTAACTTTTATGCACCAATGGCCAGCGCCTGCTGCACTATTTGGAATCTCCCCATTAGTGTGTCGCTTTGCATAAATTGTTACATTTGAAGCCAACTCTGTACGGTCTGTGGGATTATCAAATCTCTTGGCTTTATATTCATTGTCATTGGTAGCGGAAGTAATTTCAAAGTAATACAGAGAAGAGCCAGCAGTGCTTGGTGTCATTAATTGCTTAGACCTCTGCCCATTTGGGTAATGTGAGGTTAATGTTCCTGCCTGGCGAACAAGCGGCACAGACCGCACACCATCCCGCACTTGTTCAAACCTTCTCGCACTGAGATTGTCACCCGGCTTAAACTTGCCAATAGCCTGCTTATCATTGCTCATTAGACACTATCCGAAAAGCTATATATTGTATCATTCCAGCCACCAGGACCAGAAACAAGAAATTCTTCAGAAAGTTCATGAAAGTTTGCCCCAACTTCTCTGGAGTTCCATGAAGTTTTCAAGGCGTTTATTCCTGCAGGAAGACCAGGTATTTTACCAGACTGAATTTTATAAATATCACCGATATCTTCCAGGCCTTTATAAACGTTGGTAGTGTACCAGGTTCTTCTAATAACCGGGGTTCCAGTAAGAAAGCCACGAACACCAGCAAATGAAGATGTAGATTCAAAGCCCAGGAATAAACCATCATCTGAGAATAAAGCCCCGTTTTGCTCTGAACCTTGAGAGCCGGCAAAGTCTTCAAAATCTGGATGTGTTTCAATTGCCTCTTCAGATAGTGAAGAATAGTAAGAATAAAGCGGCTTTGTGGGGTTACTTTCCAAACCAAATAACTGCACATTAAATGTATAATTACTGGCTTCACCGCCTACGAGCTGAACACCTATTACTTTTACATCATTCAACTTTTCAAATGAATCCCCGATTTTAGGCCGGTGACTGAAAGCTTTCCCTGCATCAACTTTATATGAGGCTGAGCCGGTTATTGTCTGGTCTAAACTCCAGTTTAAATCCCAGTCTGGCTGTAATTGTAATACTGAAGACTTTGAACCTTTTTTTACAACTGACATAATTAAGCCCCCATTCCGTTATTATTTTTCTTTTGCCCCTCTTTGGGTAAAGTGTTCTTTGCAATCATCTCTAAAAAGTTCAGCTGCTTTCTCTGAATCTCTATAGGGTTTCCAGCGCCAACATTTCCACCACCACCAATTGAAGCCAAAGAAGAAACAGCAATGCCTTTTGATTTGCCTTTTTTATTGATTTTTTCGGGGTCTGTGAAATCTCCCAATTCATCCCCAGGACCAACTACTTTTTTAGTAACATCCCAAAGCGAACCAAGACCTTTTTTAGCAATCTCCCAATTCTTTTTGGCATCTTGTTGGCTCTTTGTATCATCTTCCATTTTTACATTTCTGCGGGCAAAGTCTAACTTTTGCTCATAAGATATATTTCCATTGTTCGCATCAGCTTTTTTAATTACACGAAGCTCATGTTCAATATCTTTTTCAGTTATTTTATTTGGGTCTCTGCCTTCTTCTCTTGCTTGTTGCTTTGCCATAAGAACAGCCTGCTTTCTTTCAAGCTTTTGAAATTCATTATTGTATTTCTCCATTTCTTCACGGGCTTTTTTTATCTCTTTGGTCCTTTTATCAAAACCAAGAGGCACACTTGCCCAATGCAAAAGCGTCCCAATTCCCGTTTTAATTTTGCTGGTTGCTTCATCTAAAGCCACCTTCATATTATTAAGGTTCTCAATGGCATCGGTTTTCATTATCCGGCCGGACTTTTCCATTTTCTCATTAAGCTTATCAAAGCCTTCAGTGCCGATTTTCTTAAGCACTTCTAAAAGTTTTGGCCCGGCATCTTCACCCATTAAGGTAACAACATCTAAATAAGCCTTAGATTTATCTGTCGCTGAGTTATAATTCCGGGCAATTGCTTCAAGCCGATCTTCAGTAGATAAGGCGACAAATTGTTCTGTCGAATAACCCATTCTATTTATTATATCTACATATTGTTTAGAGCCCTCTTTCGCCTGTTGCACTCTGGTATTTATGGAACGTAAAGCCCCTAGTAAAGCTTCTGAATTTTGCCCAGCATCCATGACCAAATTCAAAGAAGTCTGAAACTTCTCCATATCCATTTGAGCTTCAGAAGATTGCTTTTTAATTTCCTGTGCAAAATCAAGAGTGCTTTTAATAGTGGCTAAAGCTGCACCAGTGGCAGCAATGGCACCAAGGACTTTACCAAACCCGTCTGCAAGTCGCTTAGTTCCTGAAACACTATTATCTAAATCTTTGGTCACACCCTTAGTGAAGTCTTTAACTTCTCCCCTCATGCTTACAAGATCTTTTTCAAACTTAGTGTAATCCGCTGAAAACGGTACTTTTAAACCTTTCATTTTGAAGCCTTCCTTGCTTTAAGCCAGATGTCCGCTTTTTCTTTCCCTCTTTCTTCAAGAACGATTTTATATAAATCTTCATCTGACATTTTATTGAAGTCTGGTAAGTCGTTTTCTATGGCTTCAATCTCAAGAGGGTCTATGAATGATCTGGGGTTTCCTTTTATCTCTGAGAAAGTAGCTGCAAGCCAGTTAGCATAGCCAATAGACATATCCCAGGCTGTATTGTGGTCTATTCCATTTTTAACTAAAACTGCTATTGTGGATAACTCTTTTGGTGAGCTTACGTCCTTCCATCCACCTTCCCCAGAGTCTACAAAGTGCGGCACTCTTTGGTGCTCGCTCAGGTACTTAGTAAAGTGAAGGCAATGCTTTAATAAAACTTCTCTTGATCTCTTACTTAAATAAGCGGCTTTGAAGTAATCTTTTTTAGTTAATTTGAAGTTCTCAAAGTCAGCAAATTTTAAAGTACAAGCCCGTAAAGCGACTACTAAATCATAAGATGTTATAATTTCATTGGAGTTTAAGAAGGGGCAGTTTAAGGCATGAAGCAAGGCTAAATGCCCATAACTGAATGGTGTTAAGGTATAGCCAAATATTTTTGCTTTTGGCGGTAGGAGTGATCTGTAAAAAGTTTCCACATTCTTTTTAGTATGTTATGCCTTCAGATTGGAGGAGATTTAAAACAACTGTTTTGTGTGCTTCATTCGCTTCAGTAATTGTAACGGAAGTTATTTCATAAGCCACAGAGTTATAGGTCAGTTCATCGCCTTGGCTCGGAATGGTATAGCCAGATTGAATTCTTAAGGTAATAGATGATTCTTTTTTGCGGTCATCATAACGCCTTTCAATAACAATCCCATTTTCATCTTTTGTTTCAGCAGCAACACCAAAAGTTTTATTTTCATCAAAACCCATAACGGTTGCATTTGTGATAGTGCCAGAAGCAATACCGAATATATGTGCTGTGCCTTTAGTTTCTGCTGCCATGTCGCTTTCCTTAACCTTGTTTGTTTTTTATTCTTAGAGAATTGTCAACTATTAAGGGCTGTCGATCTCTTCCATAATCATTTCGTATTCCACCCCGTCATACTGAATGTTTTCCCCGTCAAAGTCGGTTATTTCCGTAACTGGTCTAACTAGGTGTACATGTAGGTCAGTATAGTTTGCCTGGGTCTCTGTCTGGATCGCTGAAAGGTCTCTCATAGCACAGTTTGCCGAAGTGATAAAATCATCAATGTCCGTTTCCGTATCTTCATTAACATCTGAACAAGCGAAAACTTTAATCACTGGCCGATAAGAATAAGCTGAAGCAGGCATTTCTGGGTCATCTGGTGTCGCTTCACATACAACCATTAAATAAGGCAATGATCCTTTATCTGCCTGGTTATGCCCCTTTACTACCGTACAAGTCAAAGAGTCTGCAGTTAATTGAGCTTCAATCACTGTCTTAAGGCAGCTTTCAATTCGTTTCTTTAGTGGTGTCATTTTATTACCTGTGTCTGCTTGGCGTTTATCTCAATCACCTTTTTAACGAGCTTTTCAATTGCTCTGGCTCTGGTGTTCAAAGCTTTTAAAATATGGTAATTGTCAACAAGTTTGCCGATGTAAGAAACATTGTTAATTATGGTCACCTGGCTAATATTTCCCCGTTTGCCGACTACAGCAGTTCCCAGATTTCCCTTATGTCTTTTAATCCAGGCTGGAACTCTGCCAGTGCCAAGTTTAGCCGCAGCATGTGCCCAGCCAGCTTTGGCGAATCCTACACGCTTCTGTACTTCAGTCGCATACTTACGAACGTCTTTAACCGGGGCGAACTTCTTTTTTACTGGTCTTCTAACTCTGCCGGCTTTTCTATTCTGTTTATGTTCCTTACCACCGTCAAAGCCTTCAATCTTGATATTAAGACTGGAGGCAATTTTTGAAGCGGTTACATAGTCACCTTTCTTAACGTGATAATAAAACGCCCCTGCCTGCTCTTTGCTGGTCTTCCGGATCATCTTATACAAGTCATGTTCAGTTAAGTAAACTCTGCCTATATCCCTGCCAACTGCGTTTTCTCCAGTTCGTTTAGACTTTAAACTTTTACCAAATGGCTGAGTTACATGAATCAGGTCCATGCAGAACAGCCGGGCTTGTTGCTGTAAAATCTCCTCTGCATCTCTCTGTGAATTCTGCAGAAGCTGCTTAAAAGCCTTTTCCAGTTTCTGAAACTCTTTAGTAAAAGCCAGTTGATTGAATTTGATTTCCATTATGGAGTGCTGGTATTATTGGCGTTGGTTAAAAATAAAGTGGTAGCAGATGGACCAGTATTAATCCCGGTAATCTTCCAGGTGATTCCATCCAGAACACACTTCTTATCTTTGGCAATGGTTACTGCAGCTGCTGTTATTTCAGACTGAGGAATAAGAAAGGAACATTCAGCAGTTACATTGCGGCCACCAAAGTCTAATTCATTTGACTCTGTGCGCTCATTAAAGAAGCCAGACAGGGTTTCCCCCTCGTAAGTCATGTCTTTCTCTTCTCCCATTAAAGGAAGTGTTTCAGTAAGACCTTGGTTCAAAAACTTAAATAGTGGATTCGGCATTTTATTCTCCTATAAAAAAAGCCCCCTGGATTACCAAGGGGCTTTGCAACTCAACCAGGGACAATAGTTGATTTATTTCTTTGGGGCTTTAGTGGCCTTAGGCTTAACGGCAACCTTTCTTTTACCGTCAGCTCTTGACCACATTTCCAATAAGACAGCACCCTTAAGAGCTGGAAACTTAACACGTGCTTCCTGCATGTATTTCATTTGCTCTTTTGGTTTGACCTCTGGCCCGTGGACCAGAGTTCCTTTACCATCTTTATCATAAGCAATTGTAATTGCAGTCATGATTAAGCACCATTACCCAGAACAGCACCAACGTTAGCATCTCCAAGAGAAGCCCCGAACATAACGTCAAATGATGCCCAAACCTCACGACCACTGATAGAAGCCCAGCGGCAGAACTGAACAGTGATGCCCAGGTCTGGAATTTCGATTAGCTCTTGATCAATCATCATATTAGCGATTGAAGGATCAATCACAGGTACACCAGAAGCACAAGCTATTGCACCATCACCGCAAGCGAGACCGACAATATTTGAGCCGGCACCATCCCAGCGGTTATTGTTATAAATCCCATCAAAGCCATAAGCGCCATTTTGATTCAGATTGAAGCTGTCAAGATTTGTTGGCAGGATTTGAGCATAGTTTGTACCGTCAAGAATAACGTTTTTAACGTCACTGTCTTCAATAGCTGCCCAGAGTGTTTTCAGGTCATCACTGTCAAATGAAGCTGGTGCAACGTCAACAGCATCAGCGCCAAAGTTTGCATTTGTTACCGGAGCAAAAGCAACATCCAAAATCTTATTAGCAAGCTGACGGAAATTGATTTCCATAAGCGAGCTAAGTCTGTGACCAGATTGAACTTGAGCGTTAGTAAGGTGGAAACTTGCAGAGTACTGATTGACAGTAACGGGAATGTTTGTGAGAGTTGAATCACCACTTTCAAAGTTCGTTGCATCAGTCTGGACAGTTGCGCCAGCAGTTGCTTTTGGAACCTGGACATTTTTCAACGGTGCTAAGGCATCAGCAGAAAAGTCCCTGCTGAATGCATTTAGTGAGGCAAGCTTGTTCTGTGCGATAGTTAAAACCGTGTCACGGGCAACATCCACAACAAGAGCCGAAGCAATCGTATTAGCCATTTTGTATTTCCTTGTTATTTATGCCCGAAGGCGTTTAAGCAGTTACTACTTGTTAGCAGCTGCAAAGAGATCTTTTTTGTTTTCTGCAAAGAACTTGTCACGGTCAGGACCGGCAGGCATTTTTGCGTACTGGGCAGAAAGTGAAAGAGAAGCTTCAGCAGTTTCTTCATCTGCTTCAGTCTGCTCTACTGGTTCATGACCAATTGAGGCAACTGTTCTTGCAGCTTCTTCTGCTACTTTTACGGGCTGCTCTTCAACAACTTTAACTGCAGCTTCTTCTGCTTCTGAAGCTCTTTTTTCAGCTTCAACTTTATCAGCCAGGGCTTTTTCAGCAGAGGCTTTAAGGGTTTCGTTTTCGGTTGAAGCTTCTGCAAGCTTTTCGGAAAGTTCATCATTGGAAGCTTTCAACTCAGCAGCTTTGGCTTCAAGTGTTTCATTCATTTCTGCAAGCTTGGCGTTTTCTGCCTGGAGCTCTTTATTGCTGAAAAATCCCATTGTTATTTTTCCTTTTTAAGTTTGGTTTGTGTCATCAATTCTTAGAAACTTGTCAACTATTGATTAACTCTAAAGCGTCATCAAAGCAGATAACTAAAGCGTCAACTAAACCAAGGTTAACACCTTCAGAGCCTGAGTATGTAAGCCCTTGCATAGTTGAATCTTCAATGTCTCCCTGGCCTTCTCTGACAGCTGCTTTGAATTCTTCGTGAAGCTCTTCTACCTCTGCCTGAAGCATCTCTCTTTCTTCGGCTGTTGGCGGTCTCAATCCGATTGCTTTGTGGTCACCAGCTTCAAATAGAATTAGCTCCCGGCCTTCTTTTTCGTTCTTGGCAGTGTCATCAAACCAAGCCATATAAACGCCAATACTTCCGACAGTAGCAGAAGGGGTTGCAATGATTGCAGAACAGGCTGAAGCAATCCACATTGCTGCAGAACAGCAGAGATTTTCTGTAAAAGCATAAACTGGTGTAGTCGCTGAAATCCGTTTAATCATATTAGCGAACTCTGCAACACCCGTCACAGTTCCACCTGGTGAGGAGATATCTAAGAGGATTGATTTAACAGCTGGGTCTTTGTCTGCTTCAATTAAACCTTTTAGCGAGTAATCGAGAGAGCAGCCACCACAAGCCATTTCCATTCCTGAAAGGTGCTTACCAATAACACCATAAAGCTGAACATAAGCGACACCATCAGGAAGAGTTTTATAATAATCTGAAGTGGTTTCTGCAAATGGTGAACTTTCCATTCTATGGTCAGCTTTCTTTTGAATTGTCTCCAATAAAGTCTGCTGTATTGCCTGGTGTGTCGCAGGAAGAACAAGCCAGGGTTCAGAGAATACTTTTCTTAAAATATTAGGATACATTTTCTTCTTCCTCTTTAGGATCTGGTTGTTCGTTTGGTGTTAGCATTGAAATTTCACGATCATCAATCTTGATGCCAGTCTCTACTTCAACCTTTTCTTTAAGTCTCTTCTTGGTTGCTACTTCATATAGCCTTTCAAGAATATGCTCATCATAGGTTCTACCATTTTCGGCACATATTTGAGTTTGATTAATCATCCCTGCTTTCCATTGGTCAATTCTAGCTTTTGCGTCTCTTCCGGGATCAATAGAAATTTTAGGTGGCATTGTAAAGCCCCAATTCCACCAGTTATCATTAGGTGGAAGAATACCTAATTTAATAGCCTTGGCAATTGCATAAACAACCATCCTGCGAGCTGGTCCCTTTAGAACGTCCTGACGATCTTCTACACTCTTTTTTACCTTGCTCATTTCAAGACGGTTACTTGTGCCAGTCAATTCATTAGGCTTCCAAACAAATGAATATGACCAATTTGCGCCAGTTATATAAAGCCGTGCAGTCCTGTCTTGAAAGGACTCCCACATATTGCCAGGGCGGTCATGATTTACGGTTGATATTCCTCCGCCCGTTCCAGACTTAAAGTATCTAACTAAACCACCCTCAAATACCTCAGATGTAAAACCATCTTGATTGGTGGCACCATTATCTGTTAAAAACGTTCGCGGGTCTCCATCATCTGGCATTCCAGACTCATTTTGTTCAACCAATGCAATAGAGGAAACGGCAAGCTGAGACATAAGCTCATACTCTTCAGACTTCATAGAAGATAAAATATTGTCAATTGCATGTAACCCTTCTGGAATCCCCCTGCCTTGTTCGTGCCAGTGAGGGTCAAACACATGTATTAAATTTTGTGCAGAGATATCTTTATCTTCACGGCCGGTTTTATCTTCGCCTAGAACACGATAAGCAACCGCACGACCCAATTTATTAAAAATTACACCTTTTTTAATTTTGAGGTTTTTATACTTTCCCTCTTGAACCGTTTTGTGGTTTTTTCTTTGTCCAATTCTATGTGCGCCAATTCTCTGAAACTGAGGATAACCAGTTTTAGATTCTGTTAACAATATAAAAAAATCACCATCTCTACTTACTGCAACAGAGTCAATAAAAAGATTAGTTTTAAAATCAAAGGTTGGGCCCCTAACATCACAAATAGGGTAAAACTCATTCATTAACCATTTACTTGCCTGGTCTCCCCAATCTTTATCCTCTCCCCTATATACCGGATTCCATCCACGGCCAACTGCATAATTAGCCTTCTGTAAAACGGTTGCTTTACATATTCCATGATTTGCAAATAGTTTTCTGGAAGCACTTAAAATAGTCCACCAGTCTGAATTGGGGATCAAGTCATCTATATCTTCTATGTGCAATCTTTCCCAAGGTTTATTCACACCTCTAACTGCAGCCTTTGCAAATTTCCGCTCTCTATATGCGGGCCTTCCAAAAGAATCTAAAATAGCCATGTTTTAATACCTTGCATAAGATGTTGAAGAGGGCCACCAACCATTATCTATGTAGCGAATAACTTTATTAAGAAAGGCCAATCGTTCGTTTTTGGTGTAGCCAAGTTGAGCACTGTGAGAAAGACCATTTCCGGAACCACTAATAATTTCCTTACCGGCTTCAGGATTTTGAGTTATATCCGTAACAAGCGTTACCCGTTCTGCTTTAAGAGTTGCTAAAAGTGTAGGGTCATCTTGTGCTACCTGTACAACAGCTCTAATCTGCTCAATTCCAAAGTGACTCATGTTGTCTCGCTTTTTGTTTTTTAGCGAATTGTCAACTTTCTAAATCTTCGGATGTTGATAAAATTCCGAGCATCATTGCAACAGCAACAGACATTGCTTCAGTATCCCAGAGGTGGTTGTCTTTTTTGATTTTGACATAGATTTGCTTAACAGCACCAGTCTTTTTATTGACTTCATCACGCTTAACTTCTGAATCAATCTGAAGTTTATAAGCGTCTGAAACATCTCCGGGAATTTCCCAGGGCATACCATGGCCGGCACGAAGAATTGAAAGCTGGTCCTTTATCTTTTCATTACTCCAAAAGATATAACGAGCCCGGCCACCGCTGGGAGCTTGGGCAGTCTGAACTGGTGAAAAGAACTTTTTAACCATATTGCCCCGCTTTTGCTTATGGGAGAAATAAGCCTTACCGGATCCATGAAGGGCAGTCCAGTTATATTCAACACAGGAATCATAAACTTTCCCGGTCTCATACTGGGCATCAATAAAAACAAGCTTGTCATGTACTTTGTGAGTTAGTTGAATTTCTCGCAGTGATTCTTTTGTAAGAACTTTACTTTCATAAATTAAGCGGCTACTTCCATCTGCTTTCCATATTCTTATACTGGTCCAGAAGTGGTCCCGCTGAACGTCTACAGTCATTATCCGGTGTAGCTCCCCTTCCCATAATTCCCCGTTCATATAATCGGTTTTATTATAATCGGCAGCTATTAAAGCGGTCCGGGCATCTCCGTAGTCTAAACGCCAAAACTCTGCTAAACGTTTTTGTATTACTTTTTTAAGCGGAATGAAATTCCCTTTCTTCTTTTCATCCTCTGCTTTAATCCAGCGCTCAACAGTCTTACCCCAGGACTTCGAGAAAATAACATAATCAGAAAAGTTAAAACCAACCTTTCCCTTAATGGCTGTTGTGTTGGTTGCTATATAAACGGAATTATCTGAAAGCCTTCTGCGGGTCTGGCTGTCATCCTGGTAAGTTGCTTCACAGTGTGGGCATTGCATATAAACAGAATCAAGGATCTTTGCCCAGTCGTAATTGTCTTCGCTGTCTCGAAAGATTTCATATTTAATATGAGAGTGGACCCATTTATTTAACTGTTCACACTCTTCACATTGCCAGTGCAGTATTCTTTGGTCTGTCTCTTCCCAGGCAATATGTAAATCAGAGCCTTCATCACCACCTTGTGAAGTGAATACAATTCGAGCATTCCAGCGGTCATGAGTTCGCCCCCGCTGTTCGTCCATCATTCCCGGCTTCCATATCCAGGGTTCATCACCAATACACCACCGCATTGATTTGGATTGAAGGTTTGACATATTCGCCCCGCCCAGGTGAAGAACCATGTGAGGAAATATTATGCCATCACGTTTTGAGTGAAAACGATTCTCTGGCCAAAGTGCAGCCAAGGGTTTGCAAAGTTTCATTGCTTTTTCTAATCGGGTTTCATAAAAGTACTTAGCATCCCCTTCAGTCTGAAAGGTGATCATTGTGCCGCCCGGCTCCTCTGCAATAATCCACTGTGCCAAAGCTTCATAGAGTGCAGTTTTCCCAGAACCAACCGGAGCAATAATAACTATTTCGTCATTTGAATTATCAGCTATTTCCTGAAGTGGCTCACGAAACCAGGGCGTTTGATTAATGTCATAGCTACCGCCTTTTGGGGAATCGATAACTTTTACATGTGAGTTCACCCAATCACAAACACCCAAATCTGAGCCGGGTTGAAGAACTTCCGCAGCTGCTTCTAAAACCGGATTCATTGGGAATCCATAACTAAAACAAATGCAAAAGCATAAATTAAAATGAATTTCATATAGGGATATATTGGAACTTTTTTATAAACCCCCTGTAATTTAAATACACATTTTCCACCAAAGCGGCCACAATCACAATGAAAGCAAAATAGCCCGCACATCTCACTTCTTAATATCTTCTTCCAGCTCATGTGAGTTGAGCCTCATTAAGGTTTTTCTGGAAGTCCCGCAGAATATCTTCTTTACATTCCTTGGTTACTTTTTGAATCTCAGCAATTGATAGACCGTGAACTTTGGAAGGTAATTCTGATTCAAGTTTACTGGCAAGGCTGGCCATTAAGATAGAGAAGACCCGGACCGCAGAAGATTTAATATTTGAATTCTTCGTGTATTCGCCCCGGTCAACCTGAAAAGCAAAGTAAGCTTTTTCTGAATCAATTAGTTTCTTAATAAAGTTTATTTCTGATTGGGTTTTACAGTTGTGCAGCTTATCAAAGAGAGTTTCACCAGGTACTTCTATTTCTCTCTGGTTAATTCCGGTGCCTTCAATCTTCTCACCGTCTGGCTTCTGTTCTGAAATGTGCTTTTCAACTGCGGCCTTATCATAAATATCGACTCCAGCCTTTTTGAATCTCTGAATAGTTTTAGCTGAACAGCCGTATAATTCCCCGAGCTCTCTGTGCGTTGGTTTCTTTACTTTGTCCACTTGTCCAGATTTTTCTGCCATACCTAATCCCTGAAATACTTTTTAAAGATTAGTTAAGTGTCAACTCAAAAACGGTGGACAAAGTGGACAGAAAGGAAAATTAGTCGCATAAAAATTGCACGGAAGAGCAAGAACC